TTAGGCAGGAGGAAGGATCAATAAGGCACTCAGGGCCGTTCCGGGAATGCCGGGGCGGCCGTCGTATTCGCCTGCCTTTTTCTGTTCCGTGAAAACAGGCATGGCTTGCGCCCGGCATAAAAGAAGTTTGGCGGAGAGAGTGGGTGTTAAGTTTATTTCTATAAATAATTTGCTTCAATTTGTAACACTTCTGTAACGTCTGTATGACAGAGACAAGATGCCGAATTGGAGATTCTGCAACTGAATTGACACTCGGCAACTTGCAAATGTGCGGTTTCTGTCCCCTGATGGAAGCATGCCAAGTAATTACACTTTACCCATCTCCGATCTTTATCAGGAGACTTACGATAACCAGTGGCAGGAGCAGGTTCAGCAGGCTACGTCCCGCCTGGAACGTTTCTGCGTGATCAAGTCCGGTTTGACGGGCAAGCTTCAGGAGTTCAGTTTTGTCGGTACTACGGAGCTGAATGAGAAGCAGGGCCGGATGCAGGATATTGTGTTGGACGAGCTTGATTATTTCAAGCGCCGGATGTTGCCGGTTAGTTTTTCGAAGCATTTGGGCTATGATGAGGATGACGATATTTTCCTGCACGGCCTGGACGCTCCCGTGACGCAGACGATTAACGCGCTGAAGTACGCGGCCGCCCGCAAGATGGACGATGTTTTGTTCGGCCTGAAGAAGCAGGGAGGGGTATATGTGCCGTCCAAGGGCGGCATTTTCGGGACGGCGTTTGCCGGCAATGACGGCATGGAACAGCTGGAATTGCTGGAGGCTAATGTGGTGGCAGTCGATTATACCGGCGGCACGGCTAAGGATTGCCCGCTGACGATTGAGAAGCTGAACCGTGGTATTACGCTGCTGCAGGAGAACGGGATTCTGGATGATGCTTCCAATGCCTACGGCGACCAGGTGTGCTGCGCGATTACTCCCCGCATGCGCGAGGCCCTGATTAATGACGAGCGTCTGCAGAAGGCGGATTTCGGTTTTTCCTCCCTGCGCAAGAGCAACGGCGCCCTGGATCCGATTATGGGGATTCAGTTTATCATTGCTCCCAATTTGCCGCTTGACGAGGACGGGGATATCATTTGCCCGATGTGGATGAAGAATTCCCTGTATTTCGGTTCCTGGAAGCAGAATAAGGTGACGGTGGAGAAGCGCTCCGATAAGGAGGACACGATCCAGATCGGCCTTAAGACGATTATGGGAGCCACCCGCATGCGCGAAGAGGCGTTTGTGCAGATTAAGTGCAAGCAGCTTTCTTAATTAGGATAACAACACATTTTATTTTATTGATTATGGCAACGTATCAAACAGTTATTGCAGAGAAACAGCTTGCCCTTGCGGATCGGACCGGCCTGCCGACGGTGCCGCAGCTGGCGGCCATCCATACCGGCGCCGGGGTCCATGTGGCTACGGCGGAGTTCATCATGCCCGCGTCCCTGGCGGCCGATGACCTGATCGCCATTTGCAATGTTCCCTGTGGAGCCCGCGTGCTGCCGCAGCTTTCCCATGTCGTTTCCGAAGGCGTGGGGACGCTGCAGCTGACCGTGGGAACGAAGGAGGAGGCGGATGCTTTTTCCGCCTCCCTGACCGTGACCGCCGCCGGGACTTATCAGTTGACGAAGGGTTCCCAGGCGGTTTCCACGGGGCCGGTGGATGCTGTGACGATGGTTTACGCGAAGGTGGGCGGAACACCGGCGGTGACCGCCGGCAAGAAGCTTGTTTTTGCTATTGCTTACGGTATTCAGTAGTTTTTTTCCCGTCGGTTTGTCCATAGGGCCGTCTCTGCATGGAGGCGGCCCTTTTTGCTGTTCCGGAGAAGAAACGTTGATTTTCGCCAACTTGCCCCGGTTGAACGTCCTGGGTTATGTTCAGGGGAAATGAAGAGGATTTCCTTTAATGGAGGCGAGCTTTCGCCCGGGATTGCCGCGCGTCCGGATCTGGATGTTTATCATCGCGGGGCGTCCGTGCTGGAGAATGTGGATGTTTCCCAAACGGGGGGAGTTTCCCGGCGGCACGGGATGAGGAGGGTGGCCGCCGCTTTGGAGGGTTCCCTTCTTCTTCCCTATGTTTATTCCACCAATGACCGTTTTCTTGTGGAGGTGGCTCCTTCTCTGCTGCGCGTGTTGTCCGTTGAGGGGGATGTGGTTGCCTCCCTGCCTTCCGTGTGGACGGCGGCTGACGTTGCCGCCCTGCGCCACAAGCAGGTGAACAGCATGTTGTTTCTGGCCTGCCCCACGCATGAGCTGATGGTGCTGAAACGGGATGACGAGGGCATGTTTTCCCTGGCGCCCTATGAGTTTAAGGCCCGCCCCTGGCGGTATGAGGAGTTCCGGGATTTTCCGGTGCGCCTGACGCTGGATGAGGGGTGTTACAGGGTGTCTTTCGGGGAGCATGCGTCCGATGCGGACGCGGCGGTGAATGAGGGGGATGTGATGCGCGTCCAGGTGACGGTGCCCCAGCAGACCGGGTTCAGCACGGGGGCCGTGATTCGCCAGGGCTGGGTGGTTGCCGGGGCGTTTACGGCGGCCAGCGCTTTCACGGCTGGGAAAAAGCTCTGCCTCAATGAGGGGAGTTATTGGTCCTGGTGGACGTGCGACAGGGATTTTAACGGGGCGGCGGATTTTGTGGACGGCCTGACGTCTCCGGCGGATTATCCGGAGCATTTTCATAAGGGCGTGATTTGCCATTCCAATACGATTACCTGCAAGGGGACCTGGAAGTTTTGGTGCAGTAAGGAGTGGTATGGCACGTATGCCGTGGAGCGGCGTTTTCCCGATGAGGATTGGCAGCTGCTGGGGACGTCTACTTCCATGGTTGGCTCGGCTTCCAATTTGCAGATTACCGGGGACGAGAGCGAAGAGGAGTGCTACCTGCGCCTGATGTTGTATGAGTCCCGGCTTTCCAGCGGTTCCGATCCCAGCCAGGGGTTTCCTCCGGACAGCTGCGGGAATAAGCTGGTGGTGGATGCTTATAAGAAGGATGTGGTGCTGCGGCTGCGTTCCGGCTCCCGGCCTGCTTCCATACAGCGGTTTTCGGTTCCCGCCACGCCGGCGTTGCGGCATTTCCTGACCTGTACGGCGTCTTCCATCCGGGCAAGCCGCGTGTGGGTGGATGAGGTGGAGGTTACGGGGGCGTCCGCCGTGCTGACGCTGGGGCCCGACGGTGTTGACGTGACGCCCAGGGGGCTGCCCGCGGATGCGCTGGAGGACGGGCAGACGGTCCGGTTTGCCTGGACGGAGCCGCGCAGGTCCGGGGCGGTGACGCTGGACGCCCGCGGGATGAGGACGGATTTTTGGCCTGCCGGGGCGAGGTTTGACGTGAATGTGACGGGGAACGCCCTGACCGGAATGGGTGAGGGCGCGGTGGTTCGGTTGACGGCCTGGTCCGCCGGGGATGCGCAGTTTACGACGGTTTGGAAGAGCAGTGCGGATGTGTATACCGCGCCGGCCAGCGGGTTTTATACGGTTAAGGTTGTCCATGATAAGGGCAGTACGCTGGAGGCTGCCGAGTGTCAGGCGGAGTTTTCCGGGGTGGCTTCCGGGGTGGTGAAGCCGGAAGTCCGGGAGGAGATGTCCGCGGCGGGGTTGTCCACCAGCGACGTGTTGAAGTTGACGCTGCCTTTGGAGGGCGATGCGTATGATTATTGCGTGTATGCCGGGTTGCCCGCAGTGAATGCCCTGGTGGTTGACGGGGAGCGTTTTTCCGGGGAGTGTCCGTTGTCCAGAGAGGGGCGGACGCTGACGGTGAGGCCCAGGGGGCTGACGACGGATGATGTGGGCGCCGGGAGCATGGTGCGCCTGGAGTGGACACAGACGGCGGAGTCCGTCAATAAGAGCGGGAACGGGAATGCGGCCAGCATTTTCATGAGCCGTTTTTTAACGGCGGGTACGGTGGTGACGCTGCAGGGATGGAGGTCTGTCCAGTCGGGGATGGAGATTGTGCTGCCTTCCACGATCAAGGGGATGTCCGGCGGCAGGTATGCGGAGGTGTTCAGCGCGATGGAGGAGGCGTCTTACACGGTGCCGGAGGATGGTTTGTTTTTGATTAGCGTACAGGCATGGACGGAGAGTAATGTGAAGTTGCGTTCCCGGGTGCGGGTGGAGGTGCCGCCCTGTACGGCGTGGATGGAGGCAGAGGTGGCCGAGGTGACGGCTTCCGCGGAGTATTCCCTTTGGGATAATGTGTCCGCGGTTCCGGAGGGGGTGCCTCCGTCCGGGGAGTCGTTGATGTGGAGTTTCGCGGCGTTCCGGGGGGTGTACGGGTTTCCTTCCCTGGTGGATGTGTTTCAGCAGCGCCTGGTGCTGGCCGCTACGCAGGCCCAGCCGCAGACGGTGTGGTTGAGCAAGACGGATGACCTCAACAGTTTCGAGGTGGGGAAGCAGGATGATTCCGCGCTGGCTTTGACGTTGAGCACCACAACGCAGAACAGGATTTGCTGGCTGATGGCGCAGAGTTCCCGGCTGCTGCTGGGAACGGCGGACGCGGAGTGGGCGGTGTCCGGCGGCCAGGGGGTGATGACTTACGCCAATGCGCGGGCGGATAATCACGGGTTTGTGGGTTCTTCCGATGTGCCGGCCCTGATGGCGACCGATAAGGTGCTGTATGTGGAGAGGGGCGGCGGACGGGTGTATCAGTACGGGTATGATTACGAGAGCGACGGGTTTGTGTCCCGCGATTTGACGGTGTTTGCCGATCATGTGCTGGCCGGCGGCGGAGGGGTTACTTCCGGGGATTTTATGAGGAAGCCCCACCCGCGGGCGGTGATGACCCTGGCGGACGGCACGATGGCGTTGATGACTTATAACAGCATGCACCAGGTTCACGCCTGGCACCGTCACAGGACGGAGGGGCGGATGTCCAATGCCGTGGTGCTGCCCAATGGATCCGGGGATGATTTGCTGTTTGTGTCCGTAGAGCGTGAGGATGGGCGGTTTGTGGAGGTGTTTGATCCGGACGGCCCGTTTGTGGATGCCGGCGCATGGGATTTTACTTCCACGGTGGTGACGAATGCGCTGGATGTGACGGAGTCCCTGGGCAGGGATAGACAGGCGGCGGCTGTGCGTGTGTTTTTTGCTTCCGATACGGCCCCGGCCGGTATTGAGGTGTCCAATGACGGGAGCGCCTGGGACCGGTTGAGCAAGACCAGGACGATGGAACGGGGATGGCATGAGGTGCTTCCGTCCGCCATGTGGAAGCGGGACGTGCGGTTTGGCATCCGGGTTTCCGGTGACCGCCCCCTTGAGTTTTTAGCTGTTGATACGCAATGACGGAGCCTGCGAAGACGAGACCGGATTGGAAGGAGCTGCTGGCCGACAGGTGGTGGCGCCTTAATCATTTGTATTGGATTGAGGATAAGGAGGGGCGGATGGTGCGCTTCCGCCCGAATTGGGCCCAGGAGGAGCTTTTCCACGGGCTTTGGTTCCGCAATACGATTTTGAAGGTTCGCCAGCTGGGGATTTCTACGTTTTGCGCGGTTTATATGCTGGATCTTTGCCTGTTTGGAAAAAACCAGCATTGCGGGATTATTGATAAGACGCTGGAGGACGGGGAGGCCAAGCTTCGCAAGATTGCTTTTGCTTACGAGCATTTGGATTATTTGCCGGAGAGTCCGACGATGGAGGACCGGGCGCTGGCTGCTTTGGGGAAGATGGTTAAGGAGGGGTGCGCTGTGGTGGAGAAGAGGGCCACCCGCATGGCCTGGTCCACGAACGGGTCTGTCGATGTGGGGGTTAATTTGCGCGGGTCCACTCTCCAGTTTCTTCATATTTCCGAGTTTTCCTACACGGCTTTGCACGATCCGGCGCGGGCCAGGAAGATCCGCACGGGCGCGTTGAATACCGTTGGCAAGAGTTGCGTGGTGGTGATGGAGTCCACCCACGAGGGGGGGAAGGCCGGTCTGGCTTACCAGTTGATGGAGCAGGCCATGGAGATGGTGGGCAAGCCTCTTTCCAGCCTGGATTTCAGGTTTTTCTTTTTTTCATGGATCCAGCATCGGGAGTATTGCCTGGAGGGGGTGGAACCGAGGCTGGATGATTTTTTGCGGGAGTATTTTTCCGATTTGAAGAAGCGTTACGGGATTGAGTTGTCCGAAGGGCAGAAGGCCTGGTACGCTACCCAGTACAGGATTAACGGAGCGGAGGTGAAGCAGGAGTTTCCCACCGTGCCGGAGGAGGCTTTGCAAACGTCCGTGGAGGGGGCTATTTACGGGAGGTGGATTTCTTCCCTGCGGGCCGAAGGCAGGATCGCCGCCGAGTTTGAGGCGGATGACGTGGCTCCGATTTATGCTTCCTGGGATTTGGGGTTAAGCGATTTTATGGCGATTTGGCTTTGGCAGGTGGTGGGTGGCAGGTATTACGCGCTGGATTATATTGCCGGGAATAATCAGGCGGTTGATTATTACGTGGGGCAGATTCGGATGAGGGAGAGGGAGTTCGGGCCTGTCGCCCTGCACCTGCTGCCGCACGATGCGGCCAGAAGGGATTTTTCCAAGACTTCTTTTGAGTCCGTGTTGCAGCGGGCCGGGTTCCGCACGGCGATCGTGCCGCGCACGTCCGATGTTTGGACCGGGATTAACGCGCTGCGGAATATGCTGCGTTTTTGCGTGTTTCATGAGCGGTGCAACAGGCGCCCGGAGATTGACGGGCAGAAGTATGTTTCCGGGGTGGGTTCCCTGGAGTATTACCGCAGTTTGCCGCCGGGGTCCAACGGGTGCGTGCGGGAGATGCCGCTTCATGACGCCTGTTCCCATGGCGCGGATGCGGCCCGGACGTTTGCCGAAGCGGTGAGCCGCGGCCTGGTGTCCGGTCATGCCGGGGAGCCGGAGAAGGTGAAGAGGCCTCACAGACGCCCCGATGCTCTGGAGGGGATGCTTTATTAGAATTTTTTCAAAAAATATCATTCCTCACATTTGCCAAGTGTAAAGAATGATATGAAATATACTAAAAGATTAAAGTATAAGTTATTATTCATCATACTCGAAGCAGCCCTTGAATTGGTGCTTGAAGCCTGTTTTGAGCCAATTCCTAAAATGATTATTTTCGCAATCATTAAAATATTCATTGATTATTATTTTCCCGGCGAAAAGTAGTGATTCTCGCCAACTTGAAGGAAGTCCGCCCTCATGCGATTGTTGGGGAATGGATAAGCTGACGTTTTTTTCACAGTGCCTTTCCCTGCTGGGGGATCAGGAGTTTGTGATGGATTCCCCGGCGGCCAGGGCTTGCGAGTTGTGGTTTCCTTCCGTGATGCTGGAGGCCGTTTCCTATGGCCCGTGGTCGTTTGCCACGAAGGAGGCCGTGCTGGCGTGCCCGGAGAGGAACGGCCGGTTTCCGCTGCCGGAGGATTGCCTGAAGTTGTTGAAGGTGGAGGCCAGGCGCTGGCGCATGGCCGGCCGCGTGGTGATTTGCGAGGAAGCTCCTTCCCTGCTGCAGGTGCGGTTTTTGTCCAATGAGGCGGCTTTGGCGGAGATGCTGCCGGATCATGAGCCTTTGTTTGTGGAAGCCGTGAAGTGTTTGCTGGCTTCCAAGGTGGCGGCCACGGTGACGGGCAAGCCGCAGAATGTGGGCGTGTTTTTGGAGTTGTACAGGGGGTATGTTGCCGACGCCCTGTATCACGATGTGAGCCAGCGCGGGAGCAATGACCAGCATCCGCTGAAGGATATTTTGGATCGTTCCATTTTGTAGGGTTATGGGCAGTATCGGTTCTTATGTGACGAACAGGGCCAACGCGAAGAGCGCTCTGGCACAGGGACGGGCGGCGCGGGATGCCGCGTATGTGAATGCGGCCAATACCGAGGCGGAGTCCGCTTCCGCTTTGCGTCTTGCCGCCGAGAATATGGCGACAGCCAGGCGCAATCAGACGGCCGCCACGGCTTCCGTGCGGGCTGGGAGGGGCGCTTCCGGGTTTACTTCCGAGGGGTCCGGCAGCCAGGCGGAGCTTGCCGCGGCCGAAGTGCTGGAGAAGCAGATTTCCGATTTGGCCCTGGGCGCGGCGATCAGCGACCAGAGCAAGCGCCATGAGGCGGCGATGCAGCGCTGGGAGGGGGATTCCGCGCTGGTGAGCGCGCAGAATCAGGCGGCGGCTTATAAGTCCGCCGCTTCCGGGGCCCTGGTGTCCACGGGGCTTCAACTTGGCGGAGCCTTGATAGGCGGCATTGGCGCCGGAATGGGGGCTTTCGGTTCGACGACGGCCGCCCAGGGGGCTTTTGCCGGTTATAATTTAGGCGGTTTGGCCGGGAGCGTGTTTCCCGGGTCTACGGCGGATCCCCGCCAGGGGATGATGACGCTGGGGGCCTGGGCGGCGAGTCCGGAGAAGAGCGGGTTTTCTTTTTACGATTACCTGGGCGGCCAGAAGTGGAATCCTTACAGGAGCGTGTGGCGATGAATGCGTTTGATGCGACCGTGAGCGCTTATGCGGAGGTGGGCCGGGATTTGTGGACGGATGTGAAGGATTGCGCGTCCTTGGGGCTGGCATTCGTTTCCCCGGAGGAGGTGTGCCTGGCTCTGCCCTCCGAGAGGCTGAGTGAGTTGTGTTTTCCTCCTGTGGGCATGCCGGATCTTCCGGAGAGGTGCTTGTTTGTGTGGTGGGCGGCCGGGGAGCCGCGTGAGCTGGCCCGGCTGGCCCGGCAGTTTTCCCGCAGAGGTTTTACGCATGTGGCCTGGCAGCGGTTTTTGCGCGGGCCGAAGGTGCATGTTTTTTCCATTGATCAACTTACCGGTTTTATATCACGATGAGCGAGTTTTCTTTATACGGCGGGCCGTCCCTGCAGACGGCCAAGGCTGATCCCGGCGTCGCGGCGCGGGCCGCCAATGGCGATCAGGGTCAGGTGCTGGGCGCGTCCGTCCAGAAGGCCGAAGAGGCGGTTCAGGGGAGCGCGGAGGCGTTTGCCAGGATTTCCGATTTCGGGGAGATGCAGCGGCAGGAGGTGGAGCTGCGACGCATCCGGGACGAGTCCGACGCGAAGTTTTCCAGGATGCTGGCTTTCGCGCCGGGCACGAAGGAGAGCGTTTTTGAAAAGGACGGTTCCATCCGGCAGGGGAAGCTGAAAGATTTGGCTTACGAGTTCGGCCAGAAGATTGACGCGCTGGGAGGCAGTTTTTTCCACCCGGAGAGCGCCATGAAGGCGGAGGCTGTCAGGGCTTCCGTGAGGTCAAGCCTGCCGGAACGTTATTGGGGGCTGGCTGCCAAACATCAGCTGGGCGTTGCCAGACAGGCTTTCGATACGAGTTTGAAGCTGGCCGAGGAGAAGCAGGATTGGGGCGGTTACGAGAGGTCTGTTGATGACGCCGTAGCTTCCGGCACGATTTCCCGTGACGAAGGTGAGCTGCGTTTATTGAGAGGGAGGAAGAAGGCTTCCCTCCATCATTTTGAGAACCTGGCCGCGACTAACCCGGATCTTGCCGCCGAGATGATTAACCGCGGGGAGCTGGACGGGTATTTTTCCGCCGCCGAACAGGATGAGATGATGCGTTTTTTGCGGCGCCAGGACGACAACAGGCTTACGGAGATAGTCGAGCAGACGGCTTTCCGTCCTAAGTCAAAGAACGACAGGCAGGCCGTGACGAATGCTTTGCTGTCCGGTCCCGTCTATCAGGAAGAATTGGGGTTTCATGCGGTTTATGAGCGCGACGGGGATTACAGCGCCTGCGCTCCGCAGATTGATTCTTTCATTTACCGGGTTGCGGATATGGTGAGGGCTGGAGAAGAAGGGCCCGATTTGGCGGGCAAGAAGGAAAATGTGATCCTTCTGTGCAAGCGTTACGGGAAGTCAGCCGAGTTCCAGAAAGACGTTTTGAACCGCATGGATAAGTGGGCGGGGAGAAAATCAGATGTTCCGATGCTTAAAGTGAGTGATCGTTTCCAGAACATGAGCGGCATGAAGCTGTACAGGCAGAGTGATTATAATAATTCAGTGGGAATGATGCACAAGGAATCCGAAGCGGCTTATGCTTTATACAAGCAAAGTGCTATAGCTTCCGGTCAAAATGCCGAAAGCAAGGATGAATGGATGAAAAAAGACAAGAAGGAGCGTCTGGCTTCTCTTGAGAAAAATCTTGCTGCCAATACCGAAAAGGTTGTGCGCGAAAGGTTTGAGGCGTGGTTCGAAGGGTATAAGAGCAGTCATAATGATAAGGATCCTTCCTCTGCTATTCAGGAGGATATGCTTGAAGCGATCTTGAGAAATGTAACAGGTCGGCCCGATTTGATGACGGTTAAATACGGGCATACATTGGATGAAGAAAGACAAAGAGTCTCTACAACATGGAAGATGGAGGACGACGAACGGCTTAATGCTGGCCCCAAATTATTGAGTGAAGGAGATAAGCAGACGCTGCGCCGGAAGGATATGTTGCGCAAGCCGGTTACGTTCCCTGCCATGGTTTCCGTAGATACCGTGAATACGAACGCGCCCGCCGGCATTCTTCTTCCGGAGAGCATGAGGCAGCGGTTTGGCGACGACGTTTCCGGACTGGCCGCCCTGGTTCCTTCTTCCTCTTCTTCCCGCCGCGGGAAGCCCCTGCCCGTGGTGGGCTACACCAAGGGGAGTTCCCCCCAGCTTACCCTGTCCGGCGCCAGCAAGCTGCGGATGACGTTTTCTTCCAAGATGGATACGAATGTGACGATTTCCCCTGCCAGCCCGGAAATGAGGGAGTTTTTCAAGAGAGAATATCCGGGAAGCCAGGATTGGAAGCAGAATGCCGGAGAGTCCAGGGTGCCTGCCGCCAAGCTGGGGGGGCTGGGACAGTACAGCCAGGCTTTTTATGATGCGGGAAGGAAGTATGGCGTGGATCCGAAGCTGTTGATGGCTATTGCCATGCACGAGACCGGCAAGGGAACGAGCGCCGCTTTCCTGCGCAAGAATAACGCCATGGGAATCAGCCCGAATGGAGGCGGCCCGCGCGCTTTTTCCTCCGTGGAAGAGAGCATTAATTACGCCGCCCGCCTGTTGAGGAAGCATTATCTGGATCAGGGGTTGACGACGATTGCCGCCATTGGCGGGAAGTACGCTCCGGCAGGAGCCGGGAATGATCCGCGCGGATTGAATAAGCATTGGGTCAACGGCGTGAGCAAGTATTACAAATCATTTTAACATTGAACATATTATAAATATTTTTCACCATGAACGACAATTTTTCCTTTGACGGAGCCGACGCTGCGGATATGCCTCTGGATCTTTCTTTTTCCTCCCTGCCGCTGCCGGAGGGCGAGGCTGCCGCCGGATTTCACCTGCCGGAGATGACGCCGGCGCAGGAACAGGCGAAGGCGGATTCTCCCAAGCTGGTTGACGAATGGCGGCAGGATGTCCAGATGCTTGACGACGGCGGATTGAATGGGCTGGAAGAACGCGCCGGTCTTGAAGCCGGGGTTTCCCTGGATGCCGAAGCGGCGGAGGAAGAAGGTTCCGAATCCTTCAATCCCCAGTTGGGGGATATGGATTCCGTGCGCCGCCAGGGGATCATGTTGATGAAGGGGGCGGAGGAACGGAAACGAGAACAGGCGCGCGACCGGCAGAACATGGTCATGAACCTGCTGCGCGCAGGCAGAAACGATCAGGAAGCGTTGAAGCGTATTGCTGAACGTTGGGGCGAAGATGCTGTTTCCCGCCTTGAATCAGCTAATGAGGAAGAGCGTTCCTACATGTTGGGCATGCGTTTGGCGGAAGTCCTGGGGGATGGAGATAGTGATGTTGGATTTCAGATTTACAAGAATACTCATGATTTGTGGGGCAAGGGCATTGTCTCCCCGGAACAGGTGTGGAAGGATTTTGCGGAACGCGGCAAGGATATTGTGGAGAGGGAAGACCGCCAGCGCGTGGAGCGTGAACGCAGGATCAGCGATCTTAATGGAGTGGTGAGCCGCTACGTGAGCGGAGAGCAGGATTCTCTTTCCGCCGATGAGCGAATGGCGTTGTTTCATGCCGGGGTGAGTGTGGCGAGCATGGAGAAGGCCAGGCGCGGAGTACGCCTCATGGAAGCGTTTGAGCAGGATTCCAGGCTGTATCATGATGACATTGCCGATGATTTGTTTGGCATCATCGGGAATGATGACGATGCCTTGATGATGCTTTGCAATTTGTTGAGAAACAGATCCAGGAGCACGGCCCATGACCGGCTGGGCATGGGCGGCGCGGAAAAGAGGGCGGATGAGGCGTACCAGGAGGTGATGGAGAATTCCAATCCATTGGTGATGGCCGTGGCTGGTCAGTCAATTCTGAATGCTAAAATGACCGCTGGCGGCCTCATGACCGGCAAGGTGGCGGGAGTGAAAACGAAGCGTTCCCTGGAAAGGGCGTTGCAGAATATGCGTTCCCATGAGGATGCCCGAATGAAAGCGGCGGCTTTACAGGTATCCGTTGCCAAGGCCCGGCAGATGGGACTGTCCGACGCGGAAGCTTTTGAGTTGGCAGGATTCCAGGAGCAGGAGCGCCGCGAATTGCAGCAAAAGCGCAGCAGGATTTTTTCCGCCCTGACTACCGCTCTTGAGGGAGGGGAAGATGATTACTTTTCCAGCGACGAGGCTTCCTCTTTAAGCAAGGTGGGCTACCACCTGGGCAGCATGACGGGGGACACGGCGCCCTGGTTTCTTCCTTACGCCGGGCCGCTCATTGGCCTGAATACGTCCATGCAAAGGCGGCGTGAAGAAGGGTACATGCTGGGGCTGGACGTGGACGAGATTGAGAAGCGCGCTTTCTGGTTCGGGGCGGCGGACGCGGCGGAGGAAATGATCGGGTTTCACGGGTTGTTCAGGGCAACGCCTCTTTACAAGGGAGTCCGAAAGCTGCTCCGAACCAAGAAGGGGGCCGGAGTGAGGGCGCAGGTTTCCGGCAGTCCGGCGGCCCAGTATGCGCTGCAAGGGGTGGCCGGGACGGTGGAAGAAGGCATTTTGGAACCCACGGCCGGCTATTTAATGAGATCGGCCATCAATCCCATGCTGGATGATGAGCGCGGCAAGCAGACATGGGATCAATACGCCAGTGAGCTTTCCCAGATGACTTCCGGGGAACAGGGGCTTGCCCTGCTGGCGTTCAGTTTTGGATTGTCCGGATTGAATTATTCCCAGTTGAGCCGGGCCGCCAGGGAGTTCAGGCTTTCCCTGAAGAATTATGAAGCGTTGGGAGGCACGGCCCAGGGGTATCTGGAGGCCAGGGAGGAAAAGACCGCCGAAGGTTTTTTGAATAAGGCCCTTGCCAATTTGCACGATGCCTGGATGGAGGATCCGCAGGCTTCCATGGAGCGGGCGAGCGCGGCTGCCGGAGAACGCCTTTCCGGGGAGCGCATTGAGTCTTTGCGGGAGCTGGACGCGTGGCGGGCTGCCGAGGATGCCGGCATGGTGCCGCGGGTGGAGCCGGCGGAACAGGAGGGGATGTTCCGGGTGTATGCTCCAGCGCGCAGCGCGAAAGCGCCGCGGGAGGATGCTTCCGTCTCCAGAGAGAGGCAGGAAGAGGGCGCCCCTTCTTACACGCTGATGGACGGCGAGCAGATGACGGCTTATTTACAGGCGTTTGTGAGCGAGCAGGTGGAGAGTGATATCCTCTACACGCAGCATTTGCTGGCCGGGGACGTGACGGTGAGACAGGCCCTGGCCCAGGGGCGTTTTGACGCGGCGGAGGTGATTACGCGCACGGTGACGGATGAGAAGACCGGGGCCGAACGGATGGTGATTGCCCCGGAGACGCTGGGGCAGATGAAGGCCCGCGCGGATATGGCGATGGCCGCTATCCGCGCCCTGGAGGCGGAGGGGGTGAGTTATGAGGAGGCCGCCGCCCGCATGGATGCTTCGTTGAGCGAGCATCTTCCGCTGGGAACCCTTGTGAAGACATGGGAGGAAGCCCAGGAACGCATCAGGACGGAACAGGCCCGGAACCCGGAGTTCAGGGTTCCGGCCATGGATGCCCCGTTTTCCAACGCTTATGTGACGAAGGTCCGCCGGGGAGATACGTTCCGCCGTGTGTTGAGGTATGCCCGCGGGTTTGCGACGGTGGAGGATTTGATGGAGGAGACGATGGAACAGGCTGTCATCTCCTGGCTGGCGGAGCAGGGTTTGACCTGGGGCGAGCTCGGCGCGATGCTCCAGGAGGCGCAGAAGGTGATGAATGAGTTGTTCCCGGAGGCGCGGGGGGAGGAGATGCAGTTTATTCACCTGGACGCCGGGAAGCCGGTGACGGGTCATGACGCGATTGAGGCGTTTTCCAAGATCGGGCGTTCCCGCTGGCTGGCGGACGCGGTGAATCATCCTTCCCTTCCCTCCTGGCTGCGGAAGCTGCTGAATCACCTGGTGAAGTTCCTGGGGGCTTTCAAGGCGCGCGTGGAGCTGGGCGAGATGGTGCGCCAGGCGGAGGAACAGGGCGTGTTTACCCTGCCGGTTAGGCAGGCGCTGGCGGTGATGCTGGATGCGGGGAATGCCCTGTACCGGGACCAGCAGGGGGATTTGATGGAGTTGTCCATGGAGCGGGCCAGAGCGCAGGCGGAGCTGGACGCGATGTTTGGCGCGGGCGTGGCGACGGAGGCCCGGACGCTGGAGGATGAGCTGGCGGAGAGCAGGAAGGAGGATGAGGAGCGCCGGAAGGAGGCCGAGGATGAGGCGCGGGCGCCGGAGAATTCCCCGGAGGCGCAGGAGGCGCGGCGCGAGCGGGAGCAGGCCCGCGTGGAGGCGCTGGGCGAGCCGGATGGGTCAGGGGTGTTTAACGGGGCGTTTATTGAGGTTCAGGAGGGGGTGCGCCTTGGGTTTATTGATAAGGACCGGTTGACGCTTTGCCCGGATGTGCCCCAGTTTAAGCAGGGCGCGGATGAGCAGACCGGGGTGGT